TACTAGGGTTCCGTTGATATGTGAAGCTTGAGTAGGGGGTACCGGTCAACCGCCTCCGCGTAGGAAACTACAATCTCATTATACAAGATGACTGCTGTCACTCAGATGATGCGTCATTCACCGTGCGTACGGTGAATTATGACCACAGTATCTAGATGATACTAAGTCAAGCAAACAAAGAAAACATTGATGAGCGCAGCGAATCAATAGACTTGCGTAGCAAGTCTTGAATTAGGTCATTGGACCTAGTATTTCAAATCCTTCAATTTCTGATTTGTATAGATGCGCTTGCTCTAGATACAGGTATTGGAATCCTCGTGCTTTGTATATGGCACACTCTGTTTTCATTGTTTCTATGCCTAATCGCGATCGAGGTTGATGATATGTCCACGCAAACTGATCGCACTGAGCATTGTATTGATCAAATCTGCGTATGAGACTCCATGCTACCAGCCGGTTAGAATCATAATATCCAATCACATCGGCCATGGGGTCATGGTACCTAGAATGAAACATAGGCATCACGCTCACAAAGTGTTTGTAGATGCAGTAGGTCCTGTAGATGTCATCCAACTGGGACAACACCGCAGGCTCTCGACTGGTGATATACTGCCACTCCACTGTGGGCTCATAGTTGGTCCGAGACAGATCAATCCTGGCAAATTGATAAGTCATCTTGGGTCAATTCGATTTTCAAATAAGCCTTGCAGATAATCTTCTGGCCAGTCATGATAGAATCCTTTGGCAGCTATCTGTTGTGCTCTTGAGTCAAGATCGCTTAGGTTTTGTACCAACGATAGCGCATACTTGCCCTGGTTCATGATCACGCCATTGACATTTTCCACATCGTCGGGATGATCTTCCAATGCGATCAAGTCAGCAGCAAGTAAAAAATCTCTATTAGCAGATCGCAATCGTGGAGAAAAATAGTCATGTGTCCACTCTCCAGGATCGTAGGCATAGATGATCACTTGGTATTGCTGCATGCCCACAGCAGCACGAGATTCAAGATCAAAGTATGGTTCTCGACCGATGAATATGCCCACAGTGCCTTGTAGCCGTGCTTGACGTGCAAACGGACAAGGAGGCCACCCTCCTAGTGCTGGGTGCGGAACTTCTACAAAATTTTCCGACCAGGTTAAAATATCGTGTGTGACTGTTTTGATATCCATTAGAAAAATGGCAATCCTGATTTTTTAGTTGTTTCTAAATTGTCTTTGATGATCTCGTTGATTATCTCTCGTTCTTGTATGCTCAGAGCCATGGCCTGATCATAAGTCAATCCACCACGCATGAACCAACTCATTTTCATAGCCTCCTGGCGTATGCTTTGACAATCTTTTTCCATACGATCGACTAACTCGCCGATCTCCTCTGGACTAGAACTCAGGAGGCGTTGTCGAAAAAACTTGATAGATCCAGGGTGAATGGTTGTGTGTACGAATGATTGCAATGCTTGCAAGTCAGCGCCAAAGGCTGTATATCACTTTGTTGTTTGATCCGGATCACATGATCTCGTAATTGATTGAAAATCTTGCTGTCACAGTTTTTCAAAAAATCTATGATGAATTCAGTTTCCTGCACCATGGCCTGGGGAGTTTTGATAACTGCGATACTCTGTGCGATGGTTCTGGTTGTGGTCTCGGTGATCAACATCATGCTGCGATTCAGCTGTTCTAATTTGACTTTGTCTTCAACATCGCTGTCTAACACCCGCATGGCCTGCTGTTGTTCCAACTGCATGCGACTGTTTTCATTCACTGATTTGTAGTTTATGGGTTGGAACCAAATTTCTAGATCGCCAATGGTCAGGGGTTTGTCATATTCACCTATTTTCAATCGGTCATTCACAGCTCGCAGATCCACAGATATTTCATCGTCAGTGTCGCAGGCAGGACACTGCACTTCAAGATCCATGGCATGGCCATAGCTGGCAATGCGGATACCTACCAGCACAGCGTCGATGTCTGCTGACGGCATGGCCCAGGGATCTCTGATAGCAGGCACACAGCTCCGGATCACATTCACAGTGGCCGTGCCGTTGAATAGTGCATCCGGTGTGCGATAAGTGATTTCATCCACTGAGGTCATGGGCAAAATTGGTATCTCGCCGTTGGGCGGCAGATTCAGTGTGCCCGGCGGATAGAATTTGCCTTGACTGGGCAATTGAATGTAGATAGCTGGTTGACGGAAATACTGTGTCAGGGGGTTGTTTGGTAGCATGATTTTCCTCGCTAAATATAATTATGACAAACTCAACCCTGAGAAAAATTACAAGGACACGGTATGGCTCTTACACCTGACGAATTAGCAGATCTAACCAAGGCTGCAGAAGCGTTCAAAGCTGCTGGAGGCAAGGCCAGTGATTTTGCCGCTGTATTATCAAATTCAGCTAATAATTTAAAAACCAGCTCGACCACATTTGGCAATGTTTTTACACAGGCTGGTACTCAGGTCGGGACCGGAGTCACAAACTTCACAAAATCCATGGCCAATGGCGCCCAAGGCGCATCGGCATTTAGTGGAATAATCACTGCAACAACAACTGGCCTGAGTACTATGTTGGGCAGATTTGGTGCTGCTGGCACTGCCATAGGCAAAATGGCCGAGTTTGGAGAAGGCTATGTTGTACAGGCGCTCAAGCAAAGTGATGATCTATTCACAGCTTTCCAAGGGCTGAGTAAAGTAGGTGGAGCCAGCGAAGAAGGCATGAAGGGCGTGTTTGACAGCATGCAGAAGTTTGGCATGACCATGAACGAACTGCCTCAGTTTGGAGCAATGATTGCACAGAACAGTGAAGCATTGGCCAAGCTAGGAGGATCGGTTAGTCAAGGTGTCAAGGCATTTGCAGGTGTGGCCAGTGGAATACAACAGTCTGGTCTGCAAGCACAGTTTGAGCGCATGGGCCTTACTGTACAGGCACAAAATGAAGGTGTAGCCAGCTATCTAAGATTAGAAACTCTGCGCGGTGCAAACGCCAACAAATCACAAGAAGCACTCACCGCCGGCGCCGCAGAATACATCCGACAACAGGATAGGCTTACCAAACTCACAGGTAAATCAGCAGATACCTTGGCCAAAGAAGAAGAAGCTCGGTTAAAAGATCAACGGTATGCTGCATTATCAAGAGAACTACAGCAAAAAGCAGATGCTGCTAGATTGTCTGGTGATACAGCAGGAGCCGAGGCAGCTGAAAAACAACTAGCACAAAACAAAGCATTGCTAGATCAACTGCCTGATGAACTAAAAGCAGGGGCTAAAGATCTGATGAGCGGTTTTGTCAACAGTCCAGAAGCTCAAAAACTGTATACCACCCTGCCGGGGTTCGCACAGGCCATCATGAGTCAGAACTTTGATGCAAGTAAAGAAATTACGGCTGCTTCAAAAGAAGCGACCGGTGCATTGGATAGAAATGCTGGATTGGCTAAAGCTGGGCTGAATGATGCAGTGATGGCTAACTATTCGGCATTAGTAGCTCTTGAAGCTAAAAATAGAGTAAAAACAGCAGAAGAAAATGACAAAGCAGCCAAGGATACACAAGACAAACTAAGAAAAGGTGCCGATGTTGATATAAACAATCAGGTAGCCATGCGTGAGGCTCAACGAGCAACCACCACTGCCATGGAGAACATGGTAGACAAAGGTGTGGGTCCACTGACATCGGGCATGGAAACCCTGGCCACAGAGTTGGCCAAAGTTGTTGGTGCTCTACCTGGTGCAACAAATAAGAATTTGCCCGATCAAAATAAACTAAATCGTGAAGCCACAGCAAAAGAAATAGCAGAGGTCAGACGCACAAATCCTAAACTGTCAGAAACGCAGGCAAAAGAAATCGCAGACATCCAGGCCAAGCGCGGAGAATATGCACCTGCTAAAGCTGGATATGAAGCCAAACGTCCTGAAATATCAGCGGAGCAACTGAAGAAAGCCTGGGATGATTTCCTGAATAGTGCTGTGTTTGACACAGAAGAAAAGGAAAAAGAAGCGGAAGACAAAAAGAAAAAAGAAGTACCAAAAACTCTAGACAATAGGCCAATTTTTAGAAAAAACGCAGCAGAATCAGCTGTGCGACAGGCCCCAGCTGACAGTAATATACCAGCTGTGCGACAGGCCCCAGCTGACAGTAATATACCAGTTTTCAGACAACGACCAGAATCCAGCAGCCGAGGTGCTGGACCTGCCTACCGTGATCCCGGGGTGTTGGAAGATAATCGTCCAGAAAATCAAACCGGTGCCAAATCAGCAGCAGAAGATTCTACCACAGAATTGGCAACAATATTCAGCGACGGAATCAAAACGCTGTCTCGACAACAGTCTGAACAAACTGCCAGTATCGATGAACTGGTTGAACTCATGCGACGGAGTGTGGGAGTGCAAGGCAAGATACTTCAAACATCCAGGGCATAGCAATAAATAACACACTATGGCAGAACCAAAACAAGGCTGGAAAAAATACTTCAAAGTCGCAGATCTATCTGGACAGATGAGCCCAATCGCGGGCGGAAGAGATCAGGGCTTGCCCGGATATCCCAAAAACGACGGACGACGAACCAATCAAGCCGACACTGATTTCAGTTTCCGCAACTATGCAAGCCGACTACCGGAAGTTTATAGTGGACATCCAAATCGTATTGAACGCTACAACCAATACGAAAACATGGATGCTGATTCAGAGGTGAACGCATGTTTAGACATCATCGCTGAGTTCTCCACACAGCTCAACGAACAAAACGACACACCGTTTGACATAACCTACAACGACGATCCCACAGATCACGAAATTGAAATCATCCGCAAACAGATGCAGCAATGGGTCAAGCTAAACAAGCTGGACCAGCGCATCTTCAAACTGTTCCGCAACACCATCAAATACGGTGATCAAGTGTTTGTGCGTGACCCAGAAACATTTGAAATGTTCTGGGTGGACATGAGCAAAGTGGTGCGAGTGATCGTGAATGAAAACGAAGGCAAACGCCCGGAACAATACATCATCCGTGACATCAACCCCAACTTCCAAAACTTGACTGTGGCAGCCAAGACCACAACTGACTTCATGGTCAACCCAAGTTCCGGTGGAGCAGGTGGCATCGGCGGCAGCATGCAAGGCGGCGGCTACACAGCACCCAGTTCAGCCATGAGCGGGGTCAGCAGATTTAATCGTGCTGTGAATGAAACCTGTATTGATGCCAAGCATGTGGTTCATATGAGCCTGAACGAAGGCTTGGACACGTTCTGGCCATTTGGTAAATCAATTTTAGAAAACATCTTCAAGGTATTCAAGCAGAAAGAACTGTTGGAAGATGCCATGTTGATCTACAGGGTGCAGCGTGCCCCTGAGCGTAGACTGTTCAAGATCGACGTAGGAAACATGCCCAGCCACATGGCCATGGCGTTTGTTGAGCGTGTGAAGAATGAAATGCATCAGCGCCGTATTCCTACATATGGTGGTGGCGGACAGAACATCATGGATTCAAGTTACAATCCATTATCAATCAACGAAGACTTCTTCTTTCCAGTGGGCGCAGACGGAGATCGG